GGCTCAACTACATTTAACACCATTGCACCAGGAACAGCTGAGAATGTACTGTCCTCTAATGGAACATCTTGGAGCAGCACTTCTCTAAGTGATAAAGTAGTTCTAAAGGATAGTGCAACTGGTTCTGCATATATGCCAGTAGGAACTACAGGACAGAGGACATCTCCTCCAACAAACGGCCTGCTAAGATATAATACAACTACTAGCGGCTTTGAAGGATATGCAGCAGGGGCATGGGGCGGGGTAGGCGGAGCACAGGCTAATGGTGTAATCTATGAGAACTCACTAATAGTCACAGAAAACTATACGCTTTCTACAGGTAAGAACGGATTTAGTGTTGGACCAATCACAATCGATTCAGGCATCACAGTTACTGTGCCCTCAGGCCAACGCTGGTTGGTCCTCTAAAAAATAGGAGATATAAATGGCAAGCTCGATAAATGCTTCAACGTCTGGCGGTGGGGGCGTAATTGTTACCTCTGATGCCAGCGGCGATTTAAACATACAAAGTGGCGGCTCTACAGTAGTTGCTGTGACAAGCGCGGGTGTGGCTGTAACTGGTACTCTGAGTGCTAGTGGAGCTAGTACGTTTACTGGTGTAGGAAAGTTTGCCACTACAATTGGTGTAGGTAATGCAACTCCAAGTGCATCAGGATCAGGCATAACATTCCCAGCAACACAAAGTGCTAGTTCAGATGCTAATACTCTGGATGACTATGAGGAAGGTACATTTACTCCTGTTCAGTCTGGAACTTCTATTGTTTATGCTGCTCAAGGTGGGCAATATATTAAAATCGGTAATCAAGTATTTTTTCAAATAACTATATCTACAACGTCTGGGTCACCTACAGCTTCTATTACAGGCTTACCATTTAACTGTGGTGCTACTTTTTATGGGATGCATAATTCTATGTATATTGATTCTGGCATTACTTTTCCGGCTGGAAGAACATACGCTACTCCGTATGTAAGCATCAACACCCCTTATATACAACTTCTCGCTTCTGGATCAGTGACAGCGGCATCGGCCGTTACTGTAGCTTCTGCCGCTGCTTATCGTGTCTCTGGCACATATACAACATCATAACTACACCATATTAGTGTAGTCGGACACTTAAAAGGAGAATCAAAATGGCATTAACAGAAACTAAAGTAATAGACCAAATCACAGTAACAGAGAACGGCATTGTCCTCTATCGTGAGGCTACTCGTATTCTTAAAGATGGTGAGCAGATAGCACAGACCTACCACCGTTCTAGCCTTACTCCGGGTCAAGACCTAACAGACCAGCCAGCCAATGTTGCTGCTATCTGTAATGCTACTTGGACACCAGAAGTTATTGCTGCGTACAAAGCGCAAGTAGAACAAAGCAAACTAGGAGAATAGGTTGAATAGTTCTGTATATTGGATACACCGCCCTGAGCATACAGATATGTTCAGTCAAGGCTATATAGGTGTGTCTAACAATACAAAGAAAAGATGGAACACTCACAAGATTTCAACTGATAACATTTACTTGCAACGCGCTATTAAAAAGTATGGCTGGGATAGTCTTGTAAAAGAGATTATTGTAATTGCTGATAGGTTATATTGTTTGGCAATTGAATGTAAACTAAGGTCATCCGCTTCAATTGGATGGAATATAGTAGCAGGTGGCGGTATGCCTCCTAGCACACTGGGTAAAAAGTATATTAGGTCTGATGAATGGAGAGAGAAACAAAGCAAGGCTCACATAGGACAGGTTTCTGCTAATAAAGGTAAGCCTGTTCTTCCCCATGTATTAGAAGCTATGCGGCAAGCTAATTTAGGTAAGCATCAGTCTGATGAATCAAAGCTTAAGAAATCATTAGCTACTAAAGGTAGAGTATCTGAAAGAGTGCTATGCCCTAATTGCAACACAGTTGGCGGAGGGTCTTCCATGAAAAGATACCACTTTGATAATTGTACTGGGGCTAAAATATTTAGAGCAGTCACAACAATTAATGGCAAGAGGACAGATTTAGGAAGATATGCTACTAGAGAGCAAGTAGCTATAGCAGTTAAAAAAGCTCATTTAGGAGAATAATTTTGGCAGATATTATCGTCGCAGGAAATACTTCTGGCAGCATCACTATCAGTGCGCCACTGGTTGCAGGATCAGGAGTTTTAACACTACCAACTGGAACCGACACCCTAATCGGCAAAGCCACGACTGATGTACTGACGAATAAGAGCATAGCAGCTACTCAGTTAACTGGAACTATTGCAGCAGCTAGATTGCCAGCGGGAACAGTTTTACAGGTTAAGAACCTTCAAACTGGCGCGGTAGCAACTGGAACTACAATTATTCCTAATGACAACACCATCCCTCAGATTACTGAGGGGACACAATTTCTCTCTTTGGCGATTACTCCAACAAGTGCCACAAGTAAACTACTAATACAATGCGAGATAAATGCTTCAACAACCGTAGGTTCGGCTATTAGTATCGCGTTATTTCAAGACTCAACAGCAAGTGCAATCGCAGCGGGAAACTTTACACAAGCTACAAATTGGAGTGTGAGATTCCCTTTAACATACAGTATGACAAGTGGAACTACATCATCAACAACTTTTACTGTTAGAGCTGGACTTGAAGCTGCTGGCACGATTTGTTTAAATGGTAATGCCTCTGGCGTTAGATATTTTGGCGGGGTCAATTACTCGTCAATCACAATCACGGAGATAGCAGCATGATTAACTATTCTCAAATACTTACACTCAACTATGCTGGCACTCAGTGGGCTTTATACGGTGAGGAATACTCTGGTCTGGAATGGTACGACTCCACTCCAAAGCCAACACAAGCTGAACTTGATGCTCTATGGATACCTACGCAAGAAGCCGATAGCAAAGCAGACAACAAAGCCACAGCATCAGGACTACTAGCTGGCACAGACTGGACAACCATAGCTGACATAGGGCTACCAACAGCCAATCCTAGACTATCCAATCAGGATCAGTTCATTGCTTATCGCCAAGTGATTCGTCAGATTGCTGTCTACCCACCCGCTGGTGAAGTGGTCTGGCCTACACCGCCAACAGAAGTTTGGCTACAAGGAGAATAATATGTCGGTAATTATTAATGGCGATACGGGAATTACTACACCTGCTGAGACAGTACAGGGCGCTCTAACAACCACTGGTAACACTATCTTAGGTGATGCAACTACAGACACACTGAATGTTGGCGCTGGTGGATTGGTAAAAGATGCTAGTGGTAATGTTGGGATTGGGGTGAGTAGTCCGGCGGCAAAATTGGATGTTGCGGGAAATGCTTATTTTCGTGGCTCCTCATCCGCTGGTGCGATTGCAATTATTACTCCTGACAGTACTTCTGGCGCTAATGGTGTTAATTTAGCAGCTAGTTTTGTAACCGGCGGATATGGCCCACTTACATTTAGCACCAACAACACAGAACGTATGCGTATCGACTCCAGCGGTAACTTGCTATTCAACTCTGGTTACGGTTCTGCTGCCACTGCATACGGATGTCGTGCTTGGGTAAACTTCAACGGCACTGGTACTGTGGCTATTCGTGCAAGCGGGAATGTGAGTAGTATTACGGATACTGGAGTTGGGAATTACACGGTTAATTTAACAACTGCAATGCCAGATGTAAATGGTGTGCTATTAAATGGAAAATCAAATCAAGTGTCAAACGCTGGAAACGCAGTGGGTATGGCGTGGACTAGCACTTCCACGTTCAGCACCGTTGTTTATGAGGGTGGCTCGGCTGTTGATGCTGCCAACTTGTACTTCGCTGTATTTAGATAAGGAAAACAAAATGACACAACGTATAATTTACTCAACAGATAGCGGTGTAAGCATCATTATTCCTACACCTGAATCATTACAAACATTAACCATTGATGACATTGCCAAGAAAGATGTTCCTGCTGGTGTTGCTTACAAGATTGTAGACACAGTATCTCTACCAGAAGATAGGACATTTCGTGGTGCTTGGGAAGCTGACATGACAACACCTGATGGTGTAGGGCTAGGCTATGATGCTTGGTTTGCATTACAACCAAAACCAATAGTACATGAGGTGACAGAATGATTACGATTAACCTAGACAAAGCTAAAGTGATTACTAAAGAGCGTTTGCGTGCTGAACGCGCTCCACTGCTAACAGCATTAGACGTACAGTACCAACGCGCTCAGGAAGATGGCAGAGATACCACCATTATCATTAGTGAGAAACAAAGGCTGCGTGATGTTACTAAACTAGCAGATAAGGCTACAACGCTGGATGAACTGAAGGCGTTATCGGCATGAGCATTAAAGACAAAGCTCAGAAGGTAGTGGGCAAGGTTGATGAGGTTATTGCTATAGCTGATCCAGTATCAGACAGATTCCTTGATCTGATTAAGAACTCTAAGCGCAGTGTGCTGGTGATACTGATTATCGGCTTTATTATCTGGCTAATCTAAATGCTCCAGCTCCTACAGTTTCGCGCGGGTGTCAACAGAGAAGGAACCACCCTTGCTAATGAGGGCGGCTGGTTTGAATGTGATAAGGTAAGATTCAAATCAGGCTATCCACAGAAGATTGGTGGATGGGTGCCGTTGACCAGCAGAACTTACCTTGGTGTAGCAAGGGCGCTGTGGAATTACGTTACGCTCAGAGGATTTAATCTTCTGGCTATAGGAACAAATCTTAAATACTATATTGAAAATGGCGGTATCTATTATGATATTACGCCTATCCGCTATACCTCTATAGCAGGTGATGTAACCTTCTCAGCTACAGATGGCTCAAGTGTTATCACTGTATTTGATCATGATAATGGTGCTATCGATGGTGACTTTGTAACAATCTATGATGCTGTATCTCTAGGCGGGAATATCACAGCAGCAATACTTAACCAAGAGTATCAGCTGACTTATATAGATTCCAATTCATACTCTATTACTGTACTTGCCGTAGCTAATTCAAGTGATAGTGGAGATGGCGGAGTCGCTGCCTATGGCGCATATCAACTTAATATTGGGCCAGAGATCTATGTTACTGAGAATGGGTGGGGTGCTGGTCTTTGGGGTGGAATAACTACTAACGGTATTATAGATTATCTAGCCAGTACAATTAATAGCTCTGTTACAACTATACCTTTAGTTGATGCCACAGGATTTCCTGCTACTGGTCTTATATTAATAGACGCAGAGTTAATTACATATTCTGGTATTTCAACTAATGATCTTACCGGCTGTACACGCGCAGTAAATGGAACCACTGCAGCAGCACACACTGCTGGCACTACTGTATATGACGCGGCTACATTCTCAGGTTGGGGCGAGTCTAGTACGGCAGCTATTGCAGCTCAGTTAAGACTTTGGAGCCAGGATAACTTTGGCGAGTTCCTAATATTCAATCCAAGGAATGGTGGCATTTATCTTTGGATACCAGATTATGATGGTGGCGGTAATATAACTATCACCAATAGAGGAGAGCTATTATCTCCGTCTAGTTCTGGTGTATATCAGACAGACGCTAGTTGTCCATCTGTATCAATACAGACAATGGTATCTGATGCATCTAGGTTTGTAATATCCTTTGGATGTAATGACTACGGCACTAGCGTACAGAGCAGGATGTTGATTAGATGGTCAGACCAAGAAGACTATCAGACTTGGGCACCAGCAATTACCAATCAAGCAGGCAGTTACTTATTAAGTAGTGGTTCTACTATTGTTACTGCAATACAGTCGCGGCAGGAAATATTTATTCTGACAGATTCAGCTGCTTATTCTATGCAGTATATTGGGCCTCCATATGTATGGGGCTTTAATATTCTGTCAGACAACATATCTATTATTGGACCTAATGCTATAACTGCTGCCAATAATATTATTTATTGGATGGGTCAGGAAAAGTTCTATTGCTACACAGGACGGGTAGAGACTTTGCCTTGTACTCTAAGGCAGTACGTCTATGGCAATATCAATATGGAGCAGAGCTTTCAGTTCTTCTCTGGCACCAATGAAGGGTACAGTGAGGTATGGTGGTATTACTGCTCAGCTAACTCTACTGTAGTAGATAGATATGTAATCTATAACTACTTAGATAAGGTCTGGTATTACGGAAATCTAGAAAGGTCCGCTTGGCTGGATAGTTCGCTGAGAAGATTCCCTATGGCTGCTACTTATGAGCATGCAATGGTATTCCATGAAGATGGTACTGATGATCAGAATATAAGTGGAGAGATCTTCCCAATTGAATCTTATATTCAGTCATCTGATTTTGATATTGGTGATGGTCATAACTTTGGATTTGTGTGGAGAATTATCCCTGATCTGACGTTTGATGGATCTACTAC